GTTGTCAACAGCATCCCGAACGAAGTCAATCAAAACATTTCAAACCCTATCGTGGTGGATTACACGCAAGCGGCCAACCCGCTGGCGGCTTACCCTGTAATTCAACAAGCTGGTTTGTTATTGCTGACGCACCTATACAACAACCGTTCAAACACGACCATGACCAAACTGAATGAAATTCCGTATGGCGTGGCCGCGTTGTTGCGACCTTACAAACCGCTGGTGATGTAATGGCACTTACCCGGTACGAAAACATCAAAGTGAATACGGTCACCGCTGGCATTGATTCCATCGGCCAGCAAACCACGACCATCACGTTGGCTTTTCAAACCCGCGCCTTGGTGCAAGATGTCCGCGATTCTATGGTCGCAACAAAGGACGACCGCGCCTATACAAAACAAGTTCGGTTTGTGGTGAACTACACGCCAAACACGCAAAACGTTTCCATCAATCAGTATCAATACTCTATCAATTGGCGTAATAAAGATTACAAATTGCTGGATGTTTTGGAAGCCAACGACCGGATGACAATGACGTTTGTTTGTTATCGTAACGACCCGATTACCAGCGTATGACCACCCAACAAAACGTTCTTACATACGCGCAAGCCATCCAAAACCAATTGGTGGCTGTGGTGTCGCCCGTTCCGGTTTATGCCAACTTCAACCGCAACTTTGCCGAGCAAAGCCAATTTTGTGTTTGGCAATTGCGAAACGTTCACCAACCTGTTTACACGGGCCAAGACCAAGCGAACAAAGGTATCGATACGCCCGTGTTTCAAGTGAATGTTTTTGCTTCAGACATGAATAACTGTTTCAATATGACCAATCAAATCTTGCAAGCCCTGCATGGTTATTCGGGACAGTTTGGCGTCAAAACTGGTTTTGCTGGAATTTATGTTGCCAAGATTGACGTGACGATGCTATACAATACATACGACGATTCGGTAAAATTGAATCAAATTGTGCTGGATTGCCGCATGGACATCCCTTGCTGATAAGACAAGACTTTTTTAACTTTTAATTGAGGTTTACAAATGGCTATTCCAAGTAAAGTTCTTGCTGGTTTTCAAGCGTCCTTGTGGTGTCAAACTGGCGCAAATCCAACCCCGTTGACCAATACTTATTTGGCAACTTGGACCGCTGAAGTTCAAAACATTGTCGGCACTTCCGCTGGCGGTTCTGGTTCATCGGGTCAAGCTCTGAATGTGGAAGAAATCCCCGCATTCGGCCAAGACGATGCAAGCGCAAACTTTGCGGTCGCTGGTTCGCGTCAATCGGACATCATCCCCACTCAATCGAAGCCCACATCTTTGACCATTACCGCGCCTTGGAACCCTTCCGACGCTGGTTTGGCAATCATCCAAGCTGATGCTTACAACGGCACGATTGACCGCACTTTCGTGATTGCTGCATACGATGGCACAAACGTCATTGCATACGCTTTCAACGGTCGCGTTTCTGAGTTCCGCATTGAATCGATGCCCAAGGCTGAGGCAAAGTGCATTTTCAGCATCCACCCCCGCGGCAACCAATACGGCTGGTCGCACAATACCTAATAACATGACGACAATACAAAATAACAAAGACCTGTTGCATTTTCTGATTGACCAAGCTGGTTCTGGCAAAAAAGACTGGTTTGGTTTTTCAGAACAAAAAATAACGGGAATTGACCTATGCTATGAACTGGCGCAACGTCACGCGCCAGAAATGACCCCCGAAGCGGTGGTGGATTATGTTGTTCGACTGAACAATACAATCTTCCATCGCATCATCATGGGTAAAAACAATGGCTGACGAAACCAAATCGTCAAAAGGTTTCAGCATCAAATGGGAAGGATTCAAAGACTTCCAAGATTTGCTAGATGAAATCGAAGATGATTTTGGGCCAAAAGATACCAAAAAGATTTTGCGGAATGCCACCCGCGAAGCCATGAAACCAGTTTTGCAAGCGGCCAAAGTTAATTTGGAACGGAACATAGACACGGGTCAATTGATTGCATCCTTACAAATTGAATCCCGAGCGCCAACGGCAAAAGATAAGCGGTCAGCTTATACAACGCCAACCATGATTATGATTTCGCGGGTTACGGTCGCGCCGGGAACAAAGTTTGTTTCAGATTCCGAAGGCAAAAAAACAAAGTTTTTCACCAAGACATTCAAGAATGTTAAAACTGGCGAAAAGCAACACACGCATAGCGACGCCCGAGCATATGCCATCGAATTCGGGACAGCGCGTTGGTTAAAAGGCGAAGGAATGCCCTATATGCGGCCCGCACTTGAAAACAATGCCGTGTTTGTTACCAATGAACTTGGTTCAAACCTTGGCCGCGCACTTGAAAAATACCGTTCTAAAACAATGAAAGTTCCTAAGACATGACAAAATTATCTTCAGCATTTGGCAGCAACTTTGACAAAGATTCGTTGCGTATTCGGTCGTTTGTTTTAAATGGACACACCTTTAAAGTGAAAGTCCCTTTGACCGCCGAAACCGACGCCATGTTTGAACGCGCCAAAATTATTGACGAATCAAAAGTGGAAACCTACTATGATGACCTTGCAAAAGATTTTCTCGATAACAAAGAACGTTATTCAAACGATTCAGACGTTGTTTACCAAGATGATGACATTTTGGTCAAAGGAACGTCCCTTAAAGTAACGGCTAGAAACAAAGTTCAAACCGAAAACCGCATCACCGAAATGGTGCGTTTGCTGGTTCCCGAAAACAAAGATTTTGATATGTCCGCCGTGACGTATGAGGAAATCGATGAACTGTTCCCCTTTTCGGTGCAACTTGAATTGTTGGAAGAAATCAACAAAGCGATAGCGCCCGGATACGCCAACACGCGGGGAAAATAGTCGGGTCGGTCCGGCGGCAAGTGAAAGCCTATTTGACCGCGCATGGAACCGACCCTGACACCGTAGACGAAGCAACCTTCAATGACATTTGCGTCATGTATGCCGATGGCTTAATTGGCAATCAAGGCGTTCTGGAAGTCCTTGGCGCATTGACCGCTGGACAATTCAACAAGATGTTGTCAAAAGGGTCGTCACCGTATAAGCTCGCAGATATAATCGGCAAGGCTTATGACTACATCTACCCGCCATTAGACCCGGAAACCAAGAAATCATTGGTTTCTGAAAAGCTGATTGCGTTTGCGCTGATGAGTCCAAATGCCCCGGTCCATCTTTTTGAGGGTAAATAAATGGCAAATGTCGTCGCAGGTCTTGGCGCACAGTTGGGGCTAGATACAACGGAATTCCGCAAAGGGATTGCCGAGGCCAAAGAATCTGTCGAATCGCTAAAAGAAACGATTGAAACAATCCTTGAAGTGACCGCCATTTATGAAATGGTGAAAAGCATCATGGAAATGTCCGGCGCTATTGTTGAAACGGCCCGCGCAAACGAAGTCGCCGTGGCGTCAGTTTTGGAACTTTCCAAAGCCCTGCAAGAAAACGGCGGCCGCGCTGAAGATGTGGGCAAAATTTATTCTGGTTTCAATGCCAAAATTGAAGCCGCCGCCCAAGGAAATGCCAAAGCTCAAGAATCATTTGCCCGTCTTGGCGTATCTTTAAACGACTTAGCGCATTTATCGACCGAAGATTTGTTTAATAAAACCATTTCGGGTTTGTCGCGCATGAAAGACGCCGCCGAACGCAATGGCTTGGCGATGCAAACTTTGGGCAAAGGCGTTCGTGGCGTTGACATTATGGGCTTGGCGCACGACCTTGAAGAAGGCAAAGGCGCAATGGACAAGTTTGCCAACAGCATCACAATGGCTCACGAATTGACCGAAAAGCTGGAAAAATCACAGCACGAAATGGCGATGAATATCACCGATTCAATTATTCCGTCATTAAATACGCTTTACGATTCCTATGCAAGAACTGGAACCGTGGTCAAACTGCTGCATGACTTCATGGAAGATTTGGCGGTGGGCGCGGTCATTGTTGTTAAGACTATCACCACAGGCTTTTCGCAATTGTTTGATATTGTCAAAGCGATTGGCAAGTGGGCAATTGACTTCACAAATTTGGATTTCAAAAAGGCGGGTCAAGACTTATTTGCTGGTTTTGACGAAATCAAAAAAGATGGCAAAGAATATCTGGATTTCTTCACCGAATTGAAAAAAGCCCTTTCCAAAGAACCGGAAAAGCCAAAGCCTGTCGAACCAATTTCTCGAAACATCATTGCTTCAAATCAAAAACAAATTGATTCTGCCAAAGAACTAGCGGCTTTATATCAAAAGCAAGCTGACACCAGTTTGTTGATTCTGACCACCAAGCTGCAAGACAACAATGCAACCAAGAATCAAAAGGAGATGGCCGACGAATTGATGAAAGTGGTCGAAGCTCGAAACAAAGCCTTGGACGACATTGACAAGCGCGAATCAGGCGTGGACAAAACCACCGAAAGTGGCAAAGCATTGTTAAAAGTTCTGGAAGAACAACGCGCAAAAATCCAAGATGTGTATTCGGTGATGATTGCCAAAAGCCAAGAAGCCGTTGAAGCCAATCAAAAGCTGCAAGAAAGTTTTATGTTTGGTTGGGACAAAGCATTTGCCCAATACAAAGAAAACGCCGACACAATGGCAAATGTGGGCAAACGCGCCTTTGATGATATTTCGTCGGCATTGGAAAAGTTCGTATCTACGGGCAAATTGAACTTCAAGTCTTTAGCGCAAAGCATCATCCAAGACA